CGGTAAATTGCTCCCTGGACGTTCTCGGTGTAGGGCCGGGTGTTCTCGCGCGTGACCGCGGTCAGGTGCCAGCCGGCAACCGTCCACGGCGTGTCGAGCAGCGCCGTCTGGATCGCCGCGCCGAGGTCCGACACGATCGTCATCGAGTATCCGGGCGCCGCCGGCCGATCAACGGCGGTGACCTGCCAGAGGTCATTGACTCCTGCATGCGAGTACCACCCTTGCGTCTGGTCGCTCACGACCGCGTAGACGAGATAGGGAAACGGGCCGCTCGACAGGTCGTCGTCCGGGTAGATGCGGGTGCCCACGGCCGCCGCGATCGTGGGGTTGGCGAGCAGCGCGGCGCGGAGACCAATGGCGATGTCGTGGATGTCGAGCGCCCTTGAGACGGCCATCATGGTCATTACGAGCCTCCAAGTGCCGCGGCAATCTCGCGGGCGAACTCGTCGGCATACTTCTCAGCGGCAGGGCGCAAATACGGTTGCGCGGGTCTGCCCCTCGTCCCGTATTCGATCAGGTGTGCGTAACTCAAGCCCTCGCCAGCGGTGATCTCGGCCACCAATCCATTGAGGTGCGTCACGATGGAATCTCTGAGCGCCCCTGTCCTGACCGGCACCAGCGTCTTCGCCTCTTCTTCGATCAGGCCGGCGTACTTCGCGACAATGGCCTCGATCTGCTCAAGGCGCGCGATGGTGGCATCGATCGGTGAGACGTTCGGCTGAATGCTGATCGAGACGCTCATCTACTCCTCCAACTTCACGGCCAGCTGGAGGCTGGTGGCATAGGTCTGCCCCAACGATGTCCCGACGATTTGCCAACGGTCGCCCTTGAACGTCACGGTGTCCTCCTCCGTGGCAACCGTGCTCACCGGCACCCAAAGGATGCCGTTGGCCTGCACCGTCAACCGCCACACCGCGAGGATCTCCGCCGCACCGCCAGCGTCAAGGAAGCGACACGGCACGGTGGTGACGACGACCTCACCAGGCTCGCCACTCCCATCAGGATTGATCGTGCCCGGTTCGGTGTGGACGATGTCGCACGTGTCAGCCATTGCCCGCTCATCGAGCACCCGGAAGCGGTCAACGCGGTCGGTGGGGACGTAGGGTGGAAAGGGGTTTGCCGTGTACTGTTCAGGTGCAGTCACATGCAAACCCCTTTCCAGATAACCACGGCGGCGCACTCCGTTTCCTTGATGCCAATGCGCTAAAGTGGTAGAATCGAGGGATGAATTAGCAATGCCCCTCCACCGCTGTGAACGGCGTTGGGGCGAACACCGGAAGGATACTCCGATGTCAGGCAAGCGTATCATTCCCCGTATCTGTGAACAATGCGGCGCACCGTTCATGGCCGCCCGTGACCAGGTGGAGAGCGGCCGCGGCCGCTTTTGCTCCAAATCATGCGCCGCTCGCTCTCACCATCGCAACGGGATGTCACTCGAAGAAGCATTCTGGTCTCATGTCACACGAACCGAAACGTGCTGGCTTTGGACACGCGGCTTGGGGACCAGCGGCTACGGCGCGTTCAGGGCACTTGGTCGAAACGTACCTGCGCATCGCTTCGCCTACGAACTGGTGACAGGCCCGGTTCCTGATGGCAAAATCGTCTGCCACACCTGCGACAACCCTCTCTGTTGCCGCAATGACGACGAGGGCTGGTATGAGATTGATGGCATCGCGCTTCCGAGGCGCGGCCATCTCTTCCTCGGCACCCAGAAAGACAACGCCGTGGACAGAACCAACAAGTGGCGACATCCGCATGGCGAATCTCACCCGAAGGCGAAACTCACTGACAACGACGTGGTCGCGATTCGCGAGGCGTTTACTGGCAAACGAGGCGAGCTAACGACGCTCGCAATGCACTATGGCGTTGATCGCTCCACCATCGAACGCATCGTCCACGGCAAGCGATGGCGGCACGTTTAGAAGAGACCAACCGGCTCCAGTAAACGGGCTTGTTCGAGACACTGTGCCACCATTTGGCTTTCTCTGGCGCTCACCGCACCGGGTACGGACGAGTCAACCCTGTTTGCCGCTTTTCTGCTTTTCACTCTCCAGCACTCCGCCGCCGCCGTGCGCACGTCGTACGGCCCGCCTGTCGGCACCGCGGCCGCCCAGGTGATCGTGCCGTCCGTCACGTACACCGCTGGATTGCGACTGGTCGCGGGCACCAGCCACACGGGCTCCGTGTCGCCCGAGATACCCGGCAGCACACCGGACGTGTACACCACGTCCGACCACGTATCCCAAAGTGACAGGCTGATCGGTCGGTACGCCCACCCGTTCGGCACCGTCGGCGTCACGAGCACATCCGGGTAGTACGTCGTCGCCGCCGTCCACGTGCGGAAGCCCATGGTACGGAGGATTACCGCGTCGATCTCCGCGTCCGTGAGCACGGGGTCAAGCGTCGGTTCGCACAAGGCGACAACGGCGTCGTGAACCTCGATGGGAACGCTCATGATCTGGCCCTACTTCTTCGTCGGCTTCGGAGCCGCTGGACCCGACGGGCCGCCAGGAGCGTGCCCCTTGTCCTCGGCTTCCTCAGCTGCCGCCGGACGATCTGCCAGCGACGACGCGGTGCCCTCTGCGCCCTCAGACGGTGCGGTGCTGTCGTCCGTCAGTCCGTACTTGGCCGCTTCCTCATCCGTGATCGTGCCACCGGCGGCAACCACCATGATCGCCGCATCGGGGCTGTCCTCGGGGACGACGTTGCCCTCACTGTCGGCGTATATCGCGGTTTCAGACGTGTACATCGGTGTCTCCTCCGTGACTTGGCGGATCGTCACCGACCCGCCAGTGCGTACCTGTTCATGTTTACCGAGTGGGTCGCGGACGCCACGCCCCGGACCCACCCAGAGGCGCGGCATCAGCTTTGGGTGCCAACGACCGTCCAGACAATCGTGGATGTGCCGTTCGTGGCTGTGCAAATGTAGAGCTTGCCCGCCGTCGTGTCCGTGTACAGCGTTCCCACCTTGGCAGTGCCGAGGCCGGTGACGTTGACGGTTGGCGCGGCCGCACCGGAGGTCATAGCGAGCGAGGAATCACTCCCCGCTCCCATGCGCTGCCGCGAGCCCGGCATGATCGACGGGCCCGTGGTATTGATGTATGACATGCGCGACTCCTTTCAGGAGGCAGTATGCGAAGCGTTACCTAAGGCAATCCGGTCACAGTACAGAACGCGAGCGGCCTATACACGGCCAGAGCAAGTCTCTCTTCCGCCCTGATTGTGATGAGGTTTTTTACGAAATCATCCACGTTCGAGTTCGTCGTCTCCAGCGTGATGCCCTGGCGGCGGAAGAGCTGGGCACCGAGTTTGAACGCGCCAACGAAGGCGGTGTGCTGGGTCTGGGCGACGGTGGCGACTACCGGCAAGCCCCAGAGACGATTGGGGCCGGCGTCGGCGGGATGGCCCCAGATGTAGATGCCATCGGCCGTCTTCAGCAGTTTGACGTTCTGCCAATCGAACGGGTTGAGCACGACGCCATCGGCCTGGAAGAAGCCGACTGAGGCAATCTTGGTGATCGCCTTGAAGACGGCATCGGGGAGGGGATCGGTCCCGGTGGCCTGCGTCTGAATGCCCGACGTCGTCTCGATCCCCTGGAGGTTCGGGGGTGTGCCGTTGCCGAGCAGGATCTGCGCCTCTTCTTGCTGCGCGACCATGAACTGCAGGCGGTTGTTGACGTAGTCGCGGATGACCGGGAAGTCCGCGAACATCTCGTCGGTGACCTTCCCGGTCACGGCGATCTTGCGCACCGGCGCGTCCACCTCGGAGGTGTCGAATGCCGCTTCCGGTTTCGTGCCACCCTCAGCGACCGTCGTGGCAGCATTGGTGTATGTGTCCTCACGGACATAGCGGATCGTGTTCATCGTCGTCTCACCCTGCGAGATGAGATCGGCGATGGTGAGCGCCTGCTGCCCGATCATCACCATGCCCGGCTGGCGGTCATACTCGGTCAACGTCGAGACGGCCGTCGTGAACGTCGTCTTGACAGCGAACCCGAGCTGCTCCGGCGCCTCAAAGAATGCCTGCTGCTGTCCGCCGCGGTGGCGCCACGTCTTGTACGCCTCGCTGGCGACGAACCGCTCGCCGAGGGTCTTCGCGGCGGTGCTCGTACCTGGCATGGCACCCGGATCGTCGGCCGATCCACCACCAAAGGGCACGGGACGGACGATGCGGCCGAAATCGTCGGCCGCCTTCCGGTTCTCCTGCTCGATGACGCGCAGGCGCTCCGCCGACTTGAATGCATCCTGGAGCGGCCCCAGTTCCGCCTCACGCCGGCGCACTTCCTCCACCTGATCGGCGGACAGGTCGTACTCCACAGAACCATTGACGATCTTGCGGTGATCGTCAAACAGTTTCGCCAACTCACCGCGCTTCTGCGCCAGTTCGCTGCCCATCTCAACCAATGTCGGCATGACGCTTGCCTTTCTTCTTTACGCCTCGATCACGACGCCGAGGGATTCGGCCTGGCGTACGAGGAGTCGGAGATACAGCTGATTGACCGCGGCCTGCTTCGCCGCCGGTTCCGTTTCGTTGAGGAGCGCCTGCATCGTGGCGATGTGCGTCCCCATTGCCGCGTGGGCGACTTGCATCTGTGTGTGCATCTCCCGCATCCGCTTGCGCCGGCCGACAGAGAACGGCCGCGCTTCCTTGATGCACAGTTCCTTGATCGCCTCTGCGCGCTGTACCGCATCCGCCACCGCAGCAAGCGCGGTTTCGATGCACTCTGCAAACGGCATCGCAGCAGGCGCGACGTCGTGCTTCGTCTTTCGTGTTTCGAGTCCGAGGAGCGCGGGCAGGGATTTCATCCCGATGGCGCCATTGCGCGGCTCCGCTGGAGATGGTGTGAGCGATGCTTCGGCTATTGGCCAGTGGGTGATCTCGCGCACCGTCGCGCCATCTTTGGTCTCGACGGATTTGCGTGCGACGAGATGCGCCGGCGCACCCGATGACCAGCCCAACTTCCCTTTGGCCGCGAGGTTCGCGATCGCCTTCTCGTACTCGTCACGCAGGGAGAGTTGCGCCTCGACCCAGATGCCGATCGCGTCCGTCTTCGCGGTGAAGCGGCCAATCTTCTTGACGCCCAGCTGCTCGTCGAGGCCGTGCGCGTAATAGACCGAGCGCGTGTCACCGTCGGCGAGGTCATAGTCGGTATCTTTGGTGAAGTACTCACCGGTGAGGTCGGGACTGGCGGCATCGGAGAAGGTGATGAGATACCCGCCGATGCGACCCTCGCCCAGGTCTTTGACCGCAGAACCAAAGGTCACGAGTGTATCCATCTCACGATCCGCCTTCCGTCAGGGTACGAATCTACTGGGGGAGTAATAGATGCGTCCCTCGAGCTCCGCATCCGGCCCGCTCGTCACAATCCGCCAGTAATGCATCCCCGCCATCGCGCTTGTCACGGGCGGGTCGTAGTCGTAGTGATATTCACCGGACGCATCTCTGTCCGGTGTCACGGGATCGGTCTGCATCCCGTCCGGCTGCAGGAAGCTGATCGTAATCGCCATGGGATCGACGAGTGCGCCCGTCGGGTCGGTGACGCGAATCGGCGTCGGCGTGATACCGATGCGGACGACGTCGCCGAGTCGGGCATTGATGATGTCCATGCTCACTTGCCGACTCCTGCCCTGATCGTCGTGGCCAATTGGAAGGGGGTTTGCCGCGTACCGCACTGCACGGTCACGTGCAAACCCCCTTCCAATCCCTTGTCCGCTTGCGCCTGCGACAGCACGCCCACGCCCGCCGTCATGACGGGCAAGACCGCCACGCCCGCGTCCATCGCTGCGAGCGTTGCCACGCCGGCCATGACCGTCGTGACGAGGCCAGTGCCCGCCGTGATGTGCGCGAGCGGGACGGGCTCGCCCATCGACGCCCGGCCGCTGAAGACGATGCCACCGGTGGCCGTCAGATGCACGTCCTGCGGCAGCCCGACCGTGCCCGTGAAGGTGATGCCACCGGCGGCCGTGAGCCGAATCGCGCGCTCAAGGGCCGCCGTGCCACTGACGACGATGCCACCCGAAGCAGCGAGCACCACGCCCGCAAACGCGGTCAGCGTCGCGGCACCGCCAAAGACCATGCCGCCACTGGCAGCAAACGGTGGCGGTGCGAACGCCGCGGTGCCGCCGAAGACGATGCCGCCCGCTGCGGTGAGGGCAGCGCGCGTCTGTGCGTTCACGGTGCCAGCGACGACGATGCCACCGGAGGCAGAGAGGGCGATGCGGAGCTCGAGTGCCGCGGTGCCGCCCCAGACCATGCCACCGGCCGCGATCAGCGGTGCGGCCGTCGCAAGGGTCGCGCTGCCACCGAAGGCCGCGCCCCCACTCGCACTCAGGCTCACCGGGATCGTCAGCGCGACGGCGCCCGTGAACGTGATGCTGCCCGCGAGACTCCAGACGCCCGCGACACCGACGGTTGCCGTGCCACCGAAGGACAGGCCGCCCGTCGCGCTCAGGACGGGCACCCGCAGCGCGGCGACACCGGAGAAGGCGATGCCACCAGCGGCCGTGATTGCCGCCGGCGTCAGCGTTGCCGTGCCTGCGAAGAGCATGCCGCCCGTGGCAGCCAGCTTCTGCGGTGTCAGGGCGATGGCGCCCGCGAGGGTGATGCCACCCGTCGTCGTCAGCGCCGTCGCGGCCCGAAGGCTCGCACTGCCACCGAACGCCATGCCGCCGGTGGCGGTCAGTGCCGTGACCGTGCCGAGCGTCGCACTGCCACTGAAGCGTGCGCCACCACTCGCGGTCAGCGGCGACTGCACACTGAGTGCCGCGCTGCCCCCGAACGTCGCGCCACCGGAGGCCGCGAGGGCGTTCGGGGTGCCGAGGTCGTAGGGCTGGCTGTTGTAGCGGACGGTGTTATAGCGCGGCATTGCCTCACCGTTTTCCGCTAGGCGATGAACTCCCAGACTTCGACAAAGAGAAACTCGTACGCGCTAAAGCTGTTTGAGCGGCAGATGTAGGTGCCCGTTTGGAAGGACGAGAGTTGCACCGTGAGTGAGTGGGCGGCAACGCTGAGTGGGCCAATCGAAAACATGGCGGCACCGAGTGCCTGTGAGAAGGTGGACGCGGCGGTCGCGCCGCCCGCCGCGATCGGGTAGAACGTGCCAGCATCGACAACGAGACGTGAGCCAACATAGTTATTCGCTGAAGAACTGACAATCGACGCCGACCCACGAATCAAGACAACGATTTGCGAGCCTGCGGTGGACGGCGTCAGCGTTGTCGTCACGGAGGAGAGCGTCGTCCACACCCCACCCGTAATCGCGGTCGGGGTCGCTGCCAGATCGGCCCCGACTGCCGAGTAGTTGAGGATGCGGGTCATCTCTGCCTGCCACGCAGACACCCCCGCGCCAAGACTGAGCAAGGCCCGGTTCGCTGCGGGCGTCGATGCGCCGCTCCCGAGTTTCGTCTCGGCGGCAATCAGCCCGTTTGCGAGCACGCTATGGTGCAAGGCGGTTTCGTAATGATTGACGACCGATCCGACTGCGGTATGGACGGCAGCGGTCGTGCCGTCCGCGCCCCGGACACAGCCCGTGAAGGTCGTCGCCGTCTTCGCGGTGTAGGTAATCACCTCACTGTCAATCGAGATCGTGCCGCTGGCGGGGAAGGCCGGTGTCGCGGTCGTCGAGGCGACCGTGATCGTCGTGCCGCTGGTCGAGTTCGCCCCCGCGCCGCCGACCTCATTGGTCGTCGTGGCGGCGACATTGTTCGCCACGCGAATCAGCGAGTCGGCATCGTCAAGGCTCGTCGGGAAGTTGGTAGCACCAATCGCCATCGTCGCGCTCAGGTCACGCTGATCGAGAGCGCAGATGTTGCCACCGAAACGACATTGCCATTAGCAACTATTTGGCTCGGTGTCAGGTCGCACCAGTAGAGCAGGTTGCCCGCGGTCGACGCGTCGTAGATCGCCAGCGCGGTGCAGGTGACGTTGCCGGTGGTCGCCGCAGTGCCAAAGGCAATCGCCGCGCCACTGTTGGTGGACGTGCGCGGGTCACCGGCCGCCGCTCCGAAGGTGGTCGTGTTCGCTGGCGTGGCAACCCGCGCATAGTTGGTCCATGCAGCGGTTGAGACTTCGGTCACGGTTGCGGCACGCCGTTGTGAAGCGGTGTTGGAGTCGGTGAGGAGCGCCATGTAGAGCGTCGTCGGCCACGTGTAGGCCGTGCCGCGCAGCATCTGATTGAGGATCGAGCCTTCGAGGAAGTTGCTCGCTGAGGCTGCGATTGTGCTATCCCTCCACTCACGGGGGTGAGTACGATGTCTATCAAGCGACCACTACTTGTTCCCGTGCCACAAAAGAAAAGCAACCGCCATCAGCCCCCACGCCAAGGAATAGACACGATAGCGATAGGGGCCGTATGCCGTATCCGCGGCCCAGCCGAGGAAGAAATCCAATAACATGAGGATGGCTGCCACGAGAAACAGGATCAGGACGATGCCCACCGTCATGGCTGACTCCTTTTCGGCTGCGGGCCGCCTTCGGGCGAGAGTGGCGTCACGTCGTCCGGGTGCCAAAGTTCATATGGCGGTGGGGGAAAAACGAGCGGTTCAACGTCCGTCGAGGGGACTGCCGCTGAAAGGATCCCCTCGGCCATTTCCCGCGAAAACGGATGGAAGGCTCGGCCACGATGCCGCCGCTCAAAGTCCGCGAGGCTGTCGCGAGCAAGAGCATATTCCGTGTACAGGCGTCGCCACTCCTCTTCTTCCTCGGGGCTGAGGTCATCAATCATCATGCCCCCCTGGCCGCGATCGGCACCGCTGCCTGCGCAGCCGCGGCCGGTTGATTGCCATTCGTCGCTACCGGCGCCGGCGCAAGGTTGTTCGCACCCGGCTCCGTGTTCACCTTCTCGATCACGGGACTCACCGGCTCCGCGATCGATCCGTCGCTGAAGCTCGCACCGCGTGGCAGCAGGTAGATACCGTCGTCCGCCGGCACGGATTCCAGATCAACCATCTTCAGCGCCGCCGCACGGTCGATGATGCCCGCGGTAAAGAGCTTCGCCGCCCGATCGGCAACGGCGGTCGCATCCTCCTGCAAGGCGCTGACATTGCTCGTGTCGAACTCGACGAACTGATCCTTCTGTCCGTTGAAGTCATCACGCAACAAGGAACGGGTCAGGGTGTCCGCAAAGCTCGTATAGGTGGGAACGATGTTCCCCCTGTAGGTCGCCTCGCGTGCGGCCTGGTAGTTCGCGTAGGTGGCGTGTTCCAATCCGACGCCGAGGCCCGCGACAATCGCGGCCACCTGCATCAGCCCGGAAATGCGCGTCTCAGAGAAGTAGTGGATCGCCGTCAGGTCGAGGTCTTTGGGATTCCATGAAGGCGTCGCGACCTGCAAGCCGCCCGTTGCCACCATCGTCGAACCACGGCCGTCGCCCGTAAAGCGCGAGTTGAAGTACGTCATCAGCGCCTGTGCCTGGTCTTGCGTGATCGTCTTGTCGCCCGACGGCGAGATGATGGCGCCGGGTGAGCCCATGTTGTGTAGGATCGACGCGGTATAGGCTTCGGCTTCCTCATCGTTGTAGACCAGCCGCAGGACGGTACGCAGCGGTGACACCCCCATGCGCGGATTGCGTGGGTCCTGCGACCAGCGAAAGTGGATCACATCCGCATCGTCCAGCGGATACCACTTGCCCGTGCGCCACACCTGATAGCCAGTCAGGAACTGCCTGCCTTGCGGGTCCCAGGTCGGGCGAATCGAGATTTGCGGCTCGTACCAGAGTTCGGCCGGAATGCCCGCCCCGTTGCGGAACTTGAGCAAGTACGCGTTTCCGTGGACGTTGTAGTCCGCCAACAAAGCCTGACTCACCGTTTCCCACGACATGTACGGGTTGGGCTCATCAATCAACTGCGTCACGGGATGATCGGGGATCGCCTCATCGCCCTTGTCGCTCCGATTGACGACCCGTGGCGGCGCTTCGGGAAAGACCCGCTGGACGTACTGGACGCAGGCCATGATCGCCGACGACATCTCCAGCTCGCCGACGGACTGCTGGTAGTTGACGCGCGAACCGGCATACAGCACGGGCAGCGAGCCACCCGTCATCTGGCCGCCGGTGGTGAAGGAACCATACCAGCCCGTATTGCTGAAGGGCACCGCCGGCGCGACGGGTGCGGCCTTCGCTTCGGGCGGTGGGAAGTCGCCGTAAAGTAGTTTGTGAAGGATGCCTTTTTTCCCTGATGGCATGGTCAGCATCCTTACGGTGGTAGGGCGAAAGTGATTGTCGTGACCATGCCGCGACCGGCGACCGCGAGCGCCAGGGCGGTCACGCAATCGTCATGCATCCCTTCGGGGGCGCTATAGCGCGTGCCAGTGCGCGTGTACTGATACTCGAACGCTTCCAGTTCGCTCACGATCGCGCCATCCGGGTAGGTGATCACCTGCTGCTGGATGGCGACCGCGAGCCCTTCCATCAACTGCTGCTTCGACGGAGCGGTGAACTTGTAGCCGCGGTAGTTGATCCGGCCGCCCGCTTGCAACTCCTCCAGGACGGGATCGCCGACGCCGGTCGAATCCACGAGCGCGGGCGTCTCACCGACGAGCCGGACAATGCGCGGGATCGTCGCCTGCCACGGACCCTGCCAGCGCTCGAAGCGACAGACCGCGCCAGCGGCATCGAGGGCGATACAGACCGTCCAGTCGATGGACTTCGCGAGATCGATGCCCCAGACGACCGGTTCAGCATCCGAAAGCGGCGCCACCTGCGCGGCGATGGCGGCGAGGCCGAACGGATTGCCGCCATCGTCTGATGGCTCCGCGAGATAGAGCTCGCGAAAGACCGCCTCGGGAAGCGTCCGTTTCGCATCTTCGATCTCAGCAGCGTCAAGCACGCCGGCCGCGACCGCGTCGTAGGCGGTGATCTTCGCGTAGTGCATGTCGGGTTCGCCGGACTCTGCACGGCGGCAGAGGCGGTAGAAGAAGTTCTTTCGGCCCTTGACGTTCCCGATCAGGCGGACGGGGCCGCGCGTCTGGGTGAGGGTGGAACGCAGTGCGTACCAGGCTTCTTCCTTCCACCGACTCGCTTCATCGCCAACGGCCGCGTACACATCTTCCCCGAAGAGGGAGTCAGGATGATCGGCGCCCTTGAACCAAAGCACCGCACCGTTCGGCAGCGTGATCGTCAACTCACTGGCGTTGTACTGGTGCAGGTCCGGGGGCAGGGTGCGCTTCAGTCTCCGGAAGGCGATCTTCGCTTGCGGGAAGATCGGCGCGACCCACCAGAAGTTCCGTCCCGCCTGACTCAGCCAGGCCTGCTCGTAAAGCCAGGCGATACAGCCAACGGTCTTCCCGCTCTTCGTACTCGCTTCGATCAGGCCGTAGCGTTCGTGACAGAAGACGGCCGCCAACTGCTGGCGATACATCCACGGGCGCTCATAGTTGATCGTCCGTGTCTGGCTCGGCAGTGAGGCGATCGAAGGAGAGCGTGAAGGAGATTCCACCGCCATCCTTGCCCGTCACTTCCGCGATCGCCTTCCGCCCGCCGCGCTCTTTGGCGATGTCGTCCAGCGTGCCGCGCAGTTGGGCGATCTGCTGTGCCTTGAACACCGGCACCTCAACCGCCTTGCCGTTCGCGCTCAGTTTGATATCCGTGCCGTAGAAGCCCGTGCGAAGATCGGCTTCGAGGCCCGCGAACACCCATTCCAACTTCGCCACGCGCGCATCGACTTCGGACAACCCCGTAGCAATCGCTACCGCTTCGCGTTCCGCCTTCGCCGCGGCGATCACGGGTTTGATCTTCTTCGCGTAATACCGCACGTTGTCGATCGTGCAGCCGGACGCGGCGGCGATCTCCGCGGGACGATCGCCAGCGGCGAGGCGACGTTTGATCGCATCACGCTCGGGTTGCGAGAGTTTCGGTCCGGTCATTTCCGGTAAATCCGTCGTAAATCGCCCGCGCGGCTGGCGGGCAAAAGAAAACCCGGCCGGCCGCCGGGGACAATACATCGAGAATGACTTACTCTATTTCTTTGACGCACGAAAAGCAACCCCCGGCACGTTCACGCCTCCAACAGCATCACCGCCGCCCACTCCCGGTCGAGCGCGCGGGCAAACTCGTCGCGGTAGGTGCGGGCGGTGGACTCGGCGATATCGAAGAGGCGCGCGGCCTGGCGGTCGTCCATGACGATGCGCGGATCGGCAGCGAAGGCATAGTGCCAGACGCCGTTCTGGAGGACGATGCCGCACTCCATCGCCAGCCAGACGGGGAAGTGTTTGGCGACGAGCTGGTGGCGTTGGTGGTCGGAGAGTACGCGCGCCACGGTGGTGACGACGTGATGCAGTTCGGCGCGCTGGATGGCGGCCCAGGAAACGCCGAAGCAGGAGTCACCGCCTGAGCGTTCATCGAAGCCGTCATTGCCGCTGAAGAAACCGCCAAGCACAATGAGGCGCTTGAACCGATACGTGGGAAACGTGTCAGACATCACCACCACCTCCTGCGCCAGCGAGGAAGCGATCGAGCTCGCTCTTGGGGATGATCGTGCGGGCGCCGATCTTGACGACGCGGATACGGCCCGCTTTGATCATCTCATAGACCTTGGTGCGCCCACAGCCGAACATGAAGGCGAACTCTTCGACGCTGTAGCCCTGCCGCTCGATGCCGGTACCGATTCCGGCACGGACGACGCGCTGATCACGGACCATCACTACCTCCTGCGCTGAGAATGTGCCGCACGGTCACAGAACCGAGTGTTTCACGGAAACATACACCCCAGTCAACGCAGGAGTGAAACACTGCCGTGAAACACTCCATCATCGCACCTTCCGCATCGCACGGCGCTTGCGTTGCGCCACGCGGGGCTGCACGGGCGGTCGTGGCTGATCGGCACGGCGCTGCTGATCGGCCACACGCCACCGCCGGCGTGCAGACCGCATCGTCTCCGGGTTGGCAGCCCGCCAGGCGCGGGTGGCCGCGTTGGCACAGGCGCGGCAGTGGGAGTCACGGCCATCGCGGGTAGTGCGCCGGGGCGGGAAGGCGTCGAGGGCTTTGGCCTGGTGACAGCGTGTGCAGGTCTTCAAACTTCCACCTCGAGTTCCACGCCGTCTTTCGCATGATGGCGGATCTTCACCCGTGCCCTGGGATCGCCGAGCGTCTCCCGAAACGCCGCCCGCACTGCCACCGCCAACTGCTCCGCGGTGATCGGTTCGGCGGTGAGACGGCGGACGGTGGCTGCATACCATTCCATCGTCACGCACTCCTGACGCGGCCCGTACCACGCCAGCACGTCGAAGGTGCAAACGTCATCGACGAGGAGGCAGCGGCCGGGCACGTCAACCATCGTCAGGGCAACGCTCGTGACGCCCGGGTTGGGGAACGTGTCGGGCATGTATACAGGCTGTATAACCGCTCCCTCGCACGCGCGCGCGTTGGGGCCGTCAGAGGCAATCGGGGTTGTTTTCGCCCCTTTCGCGTCTCCTGAGCGATTCTGTGCGCAAATAGAGGCATTCACGGCGGCGGACGGCTGCGGCGTCGTCACAGGGTCACCTCCCACAGTCGCGCGGCCGCGTCGTCGTCCTGACGCCGGCGGCGCAAGAGCGCATAGTCCGCGTAGGGCATCATCACCAGCGCCGGCCGGTCGTGCATGGTGACGATGACGAGACGCTGATCGATCCTGATCCGCGTGAACAACTCGCCGATTGCGCGTTGAAACTCGGTGGAGGTGACGACAAGCGGATCGGCGTGCGCGATCACAACAACTGCGCTCCTTCCCCAAACAGGACCCGCGCGATCTCCGGGAGATCGGCCGGCCGCCAGATATAGACGGTCTGGCCCGCAGCGCGGAGTTCGGCGACGACGCTTTCCTGCCCCTTGATGAAATACATGCGCCCATAGCGATCTTTCACCCAGCGATCCTGCGAGAGCCGTCCGTGCTGCGTCTTCAGTTCTGCCCAGAACACGCGCTCCCGCCAGACCACATAATCGAGCGTCGTCTGCGAACGCCGCGCGTCGTGGGGGTGATAAAACCCATAATCCGCCCGGTGCAACATGTCCTCGAAGATCGTCGCCAGCTCGCGCTCAGACATGGCGGCGTCGATGATGGCGCGGGCGGCAGTCTGAAGAAGGATTTGCCGCGAAGCGGTCTCCACGCTCTCGTGCAAATCCTTCTTCATCGCTTCACCCCGGAGAGCTTCGCCGCCACCGCCTGGACATTGGCCACGATCTGGCGGCGCCTCCGCTCGCGCGCTGCCTCATCGCCCATGAGCGGCACCTTCCCGTCTGCCTTCGAGAAGCCTTCGGGCGGCGCTTCGGGCTTGTCACGCTCGCCCGTATCCGCGGCAGTCCCCGCCGGCGGCAATCCCGCTGCTGCCCGGATGCGCTCCGTCTTCAGGTGCTCACGGGCAATCATCGTCTTGACCGCGGCCTCGCTGTTGCGCTCCGCCGCGCTCGCACCCTGGCACGTCGGGCAGCGGATCAACCGTCCGGACTTGCTCAGCGTCTTCGGCTCCTCGGTCAGCCAGCCCGCGTTCAGGCAGGTCGGGCAGACCCTGTACTCCGGCCATGCGTCTACCGCGAACGGGTCTGGGTGCGTGCCAGTTCCTTCGCCCAGTCCTCGCTTATCAGATGTCGGCATGTCCATCTCCATTTCTCGATCGTCCGCTTGTCCTCAGGCTTGTTCTCGTAGTGCTCCACGATCGACCACCATTTCGTGAAGTACCACTGCTGCGGGATGGCCAGCGTCACCATCTGCGACCGTTCCTCATCTCCCGGTGAAAGATCAGCAGGAATCGAGACGCCGTCGCCGTCGCCGTTGCGCGTCTCGCGCGCGTGTGGGCGTGTGCGTATGCGCGCGGGCTCTCCGGCTGCGACAGCAGCCTTTGGGTCTTGTTCTTTGGGTCTTGTTAACTGGGTCTTGTTACAGTCCCGCAGCGGAACTACCATC